ACATCTAGTCTAGGTCAAATAGCATTTTTACTTTGGCACAATATTTATCCGAGTGACTTAACATTCAAGCCCTTTAGAGGCTGTATTTACTATGAACCAGATGTGAACTGGGGGGAGTTAATAAACTCATACTGGCTTGGAGAGAAGATACCTACTTGTGAGTTAGCCGAGTGTATTGTCGTTGCTAAGAGAATGCTAGACGAGGGGGAGATAAATCAAAAATGGTATGACGAGATGCACGAAGCTATTAATGATTTGCAGGAAGATTATGTCTTCCCAGTAATATAAAATGATATAATATATATATGTTTGAGGAATTTTCTTGGTTCAAATATTTAGGTCATCATAAGTCAGCCTGGGAGGGTCATATCTTGTATATCTATAATCAGATACAGGAATGGAAGCCGAAGACTGTTGTTGAACTTGGTGTGTATCTAGGACATTCACTTGCCTCTATGGCAGAGGGATGCCAAGACGCAGGGTTAAACACTAAACTTTATGGGGTGGATCACTTTATGGGAGACGAACACGCTGGTATGTTTGGTCCTGAGATAGAGAAGATAGCGACTGAGGCACTTAGTATTTATCCAAATGTTACAGTAATCAAAAAGACATTTAACGAGGCACTTGAGGACTGGAAGAAGCGTAAAGACACAAAGATAGACCTACTTCATATAGACGGGAGGCACTTCTACGAGGACATTAAAGAGGACTTTGAGAACTGGAGTGTATTTGTACCTAAAGGTGGACACATAATTTTACACGATACTCAGGTTACCGAGAGGAACTTTGGTATTAAAAAATATTTTGCAGAGCTACAGCAGACTCATCCTGAGTGGAAGTTTAGTGAGAGGACTGAGAGCTATGGCTTGGGGATAATTACTAAATGAACTTAATCGTATACAGCGCAATTTATGGAGGTTATGACGAGGTTAAACAGCAACCTCTTAAAAGTGTTCCTGTTCTTTTTAGTGATAGAGAGGCGAGTACCTGGGATACTAGGATAGTAGACAGGCCAGAGCAACATCCAAGAATGAGAGCTAAGTATTTTAAGTGTAATCCTCACAAGGAACTGGTCTGTGATGTATCTGTTTGGATAGACGGGAGTGCAACAATAAGACATCCTAGTTTTGAGGATTGGTGTATAGAACAATTAGGAGATAATGACATAGCCTTAATAAAACATCCAGAGAGAGACTGTATTTATGATGAGGCTAACTACTGCCAGTTTATGCAAAAGTATCAGGGCGTACCAGTAGTTGAGCAAGTACAAGAGTACCAGAAGCAAGGGTACCCTGCACACAACGGGCTGTGGGCTTGTGGATTACTCATAAGGAGACATAATGACCGAATAAAGAAGTTTAACAGAATGTGGTGGAGACATAATAAAAAATACACATATCAGGATCAATTAAGTTTCCCCGTTTGTGCTAAAGAGTGTGAGCTTAAAATCTCCACTATAGAATTACCTAATTTATTAAACAATGGTGTGGTTACCTTTGGAACACCACACAAATCAAACTTATGAGCTGGTGGGATGATAACTATAAAAGAAGCGATTTTAGAAGTTGGCTTACAGACCAGGGTTCTTACTCAAGGTCGGTAGTGACTGGAATTGCAAAAAGGTTCAGAAGCGTTTTAGATTGTGCCTGTGGTACCTGTTTAGACTACTTCGTGTATCAAAAAGAGGGGGTTAAAATTAAGTATAAGGGTATAGATTCTTGTAGTGGTTTAGTAGAGGAGGCGAAAACCTTTGGGATAGATTGTGACCTTGGAGATATAGAGGCACTCCCTTATAAGGGCAAGTCTTATGACATAGTAACAGCAAGGCATATACTAGAGCACCTTGATTACTATGAGAAGGCTATTGGGGAGATGTGTAGGGTGGCTAAATACGAGGTTATTGTTGTGTTCTTTCTACCACCCCAAGACGAAGAGGTTTTAGAGAAGGATAAAAACCTCAATTTTGCAGTTAATGTAAACAAGTATGGTAAAAAAAAGTTAGAGAAGTATTGTAATCAGTTTGGAACTGTAGAGTGGATCAAGGTGGGTTCTGAGGTAATTTTAAGAATTAAAAAAAATGTACAACCTAAAAAGGTTAAGGTACAAGATAGAAGGAAGATAGGGGTAGTATGCACTTTGTATATAGATAATGATATTACCTATGAGCAGGCAATGCACACACTAGACACAATGAAGTCTCAGCACGACCTAGTATTTTATGCAAGGATAACTAAACTAGACGATAAATATAAAGATATTCTCAAGAGATTTGACAAGGTTGATAAAAATGATATTAACTGTTTGGCAAGAAGCTGGAACATGGGTACAAAACAAGCCCTCAAGGAGGGATGTGATTATGTGATACTTCCTAATTTGGATTTAGACTTAGAGCCAAGCACGATAGATATTCTTGTTGAGTATGCTAATAAGCACAAGGGTAAAAACCTAATCTGGTCTGGTTGGGGAACAAGTAACTTGGGAAGATTCCCAGACTGGGACTTTGTTGTTAGCAGTTATACAGTGTATGAGAACTTCTCATTTTTTATGATAGACGACAGATTATTCAAGGAGGTTGGAGAGTTTGATGAGGTGTTTAAACCTGCGTATGCAGAGGATGTTGATATGCAATATAGGTTAGAGCTCAAAGGGTTTAAGCATACCTGCGTGTATGATGCTAAGTTTATTCACTTCGGGCAGACCACGCAAAAGAACTCCGTAGATTTTAAGGATAAAAAAATAGATAGTAAAGCTGATGCAATTTTTATAAAAAAGTGGGGAGGAGAACCACGACAGCAAAAGTTTAAAAGTCCATACAATGGTGCGGTAGTAGATGATTTAAACAACTTTTAAAATGAAGGTAATCGTAACATTTACACATGGTATGCCAACTTATAAATCGGTATGGGAGGGTTACTATAAACCTTTTGGAGATTTAAAGTATATAGACGCAGAAGGGGCACTCAGGCAAGACTGGGGTGCAACATACCATACAATGAACAATATACAGGCTGAGCTGTTTAAGACCTATGATACAATAGTGTTTGTTGATATGGATGAGATAATAGTCCCTAACCCTGAGAAGTATAAAGACTTGGGAGAGTATTTAGATAAGTGCAAGAGTACCAGGTGTATAGGTTATAATGTAATTGAGATGGGGGGAGATAAGCCACTTGATTTAACAAAGCCTATTCTTACTCAAAGAGCATACTGGAGCAGAGACTGGATGTATGACAAATGTGTAATCATAAAAGAACCACATACATACACCAGTAACCATGCTGTTAAAGATGCGGTTAATAAAGATAGCGACCTAGTTATGCTACATTTAAGAGACGCAGATATAACAAGTGCAAAGCAAAGATGTAAGTACATGGGTCGTGAGTTTGATGTACAAGCCTTTGTAGATAGAAGAGATAAGGCTGAGTTAATACCTAAAAAATACCTAATTAATACCTAATAAATGGAGGATAATATGAACTACTATGTGTTTGACCATCATAACTTTTGGCAATGGACACCTAGCAATAGTGATTTGCTCAGCTCTAATGTGGTATTTATGTGGGCAGATTACCCGTTTGTAGATAGTATTAAAACACTACAGAGTTTTGGTAAGAAGATTATAGTTTATGAGCATGGCTTTGGGGCTTTGTTTGATTATGAGCTAAACAACAGAGATTTTATTGCTGATGGATACTTGGCACTAGGAGATGAGAGTAGGGATTCTTTGATAAGGGCTGGAGTTGATTCTAACAAGATTTTAGTTACAGGCAATCCTATATATGATGATATTAAAAAGACTAAGCATACAGGCAAGGAGGCTTTGTTTGTAGCCTTACACTGGGTGAGGGATGTTCGCTATTACAACCAGACGGTCTTTGAGCAATTAAAAGGGGCATACCCACAGTTTAACTGGACAGTAAAACTTATGGAGAAGACGGGGGCAGTGGTAGCCAATAAAAAGTGGATTAGCAATTCTGATGGGAATATTTTAGAAGAGATTAAAGAGGGGCTTGTGGACTATGATATGGTATTTACTCCAAGACCTTCTACCTTTGAGAGTTTTGCAAGGCTTATGGGTATTCCTGTTTATGTTATAGATCAGGAGCAGTCTTATGCAGAGGAAGGAGACCCAGGGAGTATGCCTATTAACAATACCTACTTAAAGATAGGAGACAAACTACCAGAGCAAAAGAGAGTAGACATGAGTAAGTATATAAAGCGACCAAGTTTAAGTTTAGATTTAATTTTAGAGTGGACTAAAACATTATGAGTGACGACATAAGTAAGCCATATACAACAATCACATTAGAGAGCAAGAAGAATTATGAAGAGGGTTGGGAGAGAATATTTGGGAGAAAGAGAAAACTAAAAGCACAGTTGCACCAGATAAACAACCAGAGGCACAAGATAATAAACGGTATACAATCTAAAGGTGGTAGAACTGAGGCTAGAGAAGCAGAGTTGTTATCTCTTAAAAAGAAGAGAGAAAAGATTTTAAGAGAATTAGACAAGTTGGAATAGTGGTATAATAAGATATATGCCAAAGATTATTAAAAACGGGAATAAAATCGGGAAGGGGAACCCTCCAGTAGATACACGGTTTACATCAGAATATCAGCCAACACCAGAAGCTAAGAGTAAAGGGTGGGAAAGGAGAAGAATGGCAAGAGAAATGATGGATATTTATGATAGATATCAGCACATGAGCTACAAGGAGTTTCTAGATATTAAGGAAGACATAAAGAACAACCCACAGAATTATACTGTTGTGGAAGTAGATATGTTTAAGTATGCAAAAAACCCAAAGTTTATATTAGACAGAATAAATAGGCATATAAGTAATGCACCTCAGCAGTTGGATGTTGATATGGGAGGGAATATAATCATTAACATAAAAGAGGGAATAGCAAAAGATGACAGACCTAAATCTTGAGTTTAATTACCCAGAGTTTATACTTCCAGCAATCAACAGTAATAAACATTTTGTAGTAGTACCTTCTGGAAGACAAGTTGGGAAGACATATAATTTTGCACAGTGGATAATAAGAGAGACAATGAGATTAAATTGTCCTTCCTTATGGGTAGATACTGTTCATACTAATATTGATAAGTATATAGAAAGATACTTCAAGCCCTTGCTTAAACCTATCTCTTCATATTGTGATTGGAATGCTCAAAAGAAGATACTTAAGTTGCCTCGTGGATATATAGACTTTGGTTCAGCACAAAAGCCAGAGAACCTAGAGGGGTTTAACTATAAAAGAGCTGTATTAAATGAGGCTGGACACATATTAAAGAAAGATTCTTTATGGCATAACACTTTAATGCCTATGATTAAAGCAGAGGACAACCAGACAAGGATTATAGGAACTCCTAAAGGACAGAATCTGTTTTACGAGCTATTTCTAAAAGGATTATCCAATGACCCAGAATATGAGAGTTTCCAATATACCGTATATGATTCTCCATACTGGTCTGCTAAGCAGATAGAAGAGGTTAGAAGTAGAACACCAGAGTTAATCTGGAAACAGGAGTATATGGCGAGTTTTGAAGCTTTTGCGGGTATGATATATCCAGACTTCAAGGAGGAGATACATTGTAAGCCAAGTCCTGAGAGAAAGGTTACTGATATATTCTTTGTGTCCCTTGACCCTGGGTGGGAACACCCGACTGCTTGTATATTGGCTAAAGAAGATTTAGAAGGAAATCTCTTTGTTATTGATGAGTTTAGGGAGAGTCATTTACATGTTGGAGATATATCAAGATATTTACAATCAATGTTAGTTAGAAATGGTCTTAAAGAAGAGGACATAGAAATGTTTATTATAGACCCGTCGGGGAGAAAGACAGACCAAACTAGTGGACAGAGTATATTATTCCAATTACAAGAAGAGGGCTGGGGGTTTGTTCCTGCTAACAACGATCTTATGCCTGGTATAAGCAGAGTAACTAGAATGATTAGAGAGAATAAGTTATTTATTGATAAGAATAGATGTCCTTTGCTTGTGGAAGAGATAAAGAATTATCATTGGAAGGAGTTTAACGATGGAAGTTATGGAATGAACCCAACACCCTACAAGATCGGAGATGACCTAGTAGATACGGTTAGATATCTCTGTATGGCAAGACCAGATTACTTTGAACATCCTAAACTTAACATGTATGGACTACTAGAACCAGAGCCACTTGAGGACGAAGAGGGTTTAGAAGATATAGACATTACGGACAGAGTAGACGACCTAATGTCAGGAGGCGACTTGTTTTAATATGTTATAATTATGTATATGGAACTAATTATCTTATCTATATTAGCAGGGGTGTCTATAATAGTTGTTGGTGTAGTATTCGGTCTATATATAATAACAACTTCTAAAGAGAGAGTTGAACTTCAAAAATTACTTAAAGCTAAGGATTTACCACAATACAGTGCTTTTGGAGAGAAGCCAGAAGAAGAGGAGATAGAGCAAGATAGC